CAGGTAACTTCAATGAACAAAATGGAACAGCATACTACGACCAAGTTGTAGAAATTACCGTTCAAAACACTAATCAAACTCTTGCAGATACCGTAAACAATTTAGGTAGAGGTAGATGGAGAATAATTGTATTAGATGTAAATGGTAACTACTTCTTAGTAGGAAAGCAAAATCCAGTAAATGTTTCAGCCATCGCAGGTGGTTTAGGAAAAGCTTACGGTGATCTAAATGGATTCACTATTACATTCACAGGAAAAGAATACGATGTACTTACACAAGTAACATCAGCAGCTGCAGCAGGAGTGATTACTATTTAATCACTAATTTTTCATATCTAATCTATAAAGCAGCCAAAACCCGCCATCCTGGTGGGTTTTGTTGTTTATGGTAATTTTTGACTTTTTTATTCTAATATATACATTATGGAAAAGCAATATAAATATAAAAAATGCGCTAAATGTAAAGGCGATAAAGAGGAAAATAGAAGTCCTTATTGTAAAGATTGCTCAAAAACTTATGGTAAGAATTATAGATTGGTTAAAAAATTAAAACCAAATGTTAATCTTAGTGGTTTAGGAGCCTTTATTAAAAAAGTAGAAAGAAATAGTTTATTTATTGATTTTGAGGATATAAATATAATACTATTCTTCTATGAAATTATCACTGATAACATAAATGAATATGATAATTATAAAAGTGGTAAACAAATAGTTCTTATGTGGGAAAAAATTAAAAAATACTATTACAAAAGAGTTATAACAAAAAATAATATATAACCATATGTTAAAAATAAAAGAAGGTTACTTAGACACAAAAGTTAGTTGTCCATTAACAAGAAAAGAAGTTTATGTAAGATTTATAGATTCTAGATTATATGAGTATTATAACTCACACGGATTAAGTTTATTATTTGAAAAGGTAATTAATAGAGATGATGAAACATTACCTATTATAAGTGAGGATGAGTTTTTATCAACAGAAACAATTAAAAAATATAAAAAAAATAGTTAAGATATGATATATTTATCAACAGGAACTAATTCAATAGTTGTTACTCCATATCAAAGAGCAACATCTATTCAACCTTATTATACTTGGCAAATAATTAGAAAAGGAACATTTGAAGAAGTTGTTTTTTATCAAGATGATAATTCATATGCTCCTTGGTATTGGTCAAGTTTTACTATATCGGTAGCACCAACACAATCAGGATTGACAGCAGGAATAATAGTAGCAAATAGTGGTGAGTGGACTTATAATATATATGAAATGGCATCACCATATGATTTAAACTTATCAAACGCCATCACATTATGTCAAACAGGAATACTAATCATTAACGGAACATATTCAACTAATCAAGAATATGACCAAACAGATAATAGTGATATAAAATATTATAAAAATATGTAATGAATATGGAAAATAATCCAATAAACGGTGACAAATCACCAATATACAACATTAATTTCAATGCTGTACAAATACCAGAGCCATCAGAAAGATTATCTAGAACTAAAAAGTGGATCGAATATGGAAATGATAACCTTTATCCGAATTATCTTATTAGTTTATCTAATAAATCGTCTCTTCATTCATCCATCTTAAAGCAGAAAGCAATGTTAATTGGTGGTGGCGGATGGGACAAGACAAACTTGAGTCCTGAAGCACAATTATTCTTGAAAAATGTTTATAATGAAGATGATTGCGATGAATTATTATTTAAGGTAGCAATGGATTTAGAATTATATGGTGGTTTTTATCTTAACTTAATATGGAGTAAAGATAGAGAAAGAGTTGCTGAGATAAACTATATTGACCCTTCAAAGGTTAGAATAGCAATGCCAGATAAGGATGATAAATATCCACATAATGAGAACTATTGGATTAGTGAGGGTTGGGAAAATGTTTCTAAATATCCACCAACATTATATCCAGGTTTTTCAACGGTAAATAAAAAGCAAAGAAGTCAAATTCTTTATGTAAAAGAATATAGACCAGGTACACAATGGTATGCAAGACCAGAATATGAATCAGGTATTAGATGGATTGAATTAGAATGGGAAATATCAAACTGGCACTTAAATAATGTTAAGAATGGTTTCTCACCATCTATGCACGTTAACTTTCCAATAGGTAATCCAAGTAATGAAGAAGCTCAAGAAATCATTAAAAGATTGAAGGCTCAATATCAAGGTTCAGATATGGCTGGTAATATAATTGTCACATTTAGTGATACAAAAGACACAGCAACATCATTCGTTCCAATTGAATTAAACGCTTCTGATAGTAGATTTTTAATGTTAAATGAACAAGTTACATCAGGTGTATTAAAGTCACACAGAGTTGTAGATCCAGAGTTATTTGGTATAGAGACACCAGGTAAATTAGGAGGTAGATCTAGTTTAATAGAAAGTTTAGAGATTTTTATGACACAATACACAGAACCTAAACAAAGAATAATTGAAAAAATCTTTAACTGGATAAGAAGAATTAATGGTATTAATGATAGTTTAGTAATAAACAAATATGAACCACAATTTAGTAAATTATCAACCAATATAGGTGATGTTTTGGGTATATTAGAAAGTTCAATAACATCAGAACAAAAATACTATATGTTAGTACAAAACGAATTTGACCACGAGACAGCAATGAAATTATCAGGGTTTGTTGATGGTAATAACCTAAAAAATAATTAATTAATATGATAGCAAATAATGTTTATTTTATTACAACTGACTACTTAAAGAAATACTATTCAGGATATTTAGATCCTAATATAGATGCTAATGCTTTAGATAGTTTTATCTTAATAGCTCAAGGCATAAGAATACAATCTGTTCTTGGATTTGATTTATACAATAAATATATCACGGATATAAATAATAATACTGGACCAGTAGGTCAATATAAATATCTAATGGATAATTATATTCAACCAGCAACTGCCTTATATTCAATATATGAAGCTCTGCCATCACTTAACTTTAGAATTACTAATAAAGCTGTTTCTCAAAAATCATCTGATTATGGACAACCATCAACTAGAACTGATGTTGAATATTTAAGACAACAAGTTGTTAATAATGCTGAGTTCTATTCTATGAGAATTAGAGAATATATTACAAATAATCCATCTGACTTTCCAGAATACTATATTACAACTGGTGTAAATAGAATTAGAGCAAAGAATAATAATTATTTTGGTGGTTTATATCTACCTGATGTTGTTAGAAGACCAGGTACTTATGGAGGTTGGTCTCAAGATGAACGTTGCGCTGGATGTGGTGTAGGAAATGGCTATTTCTTAAATTAATAAAAATAAATTAAAGCAATGAAACAATATGTTTGGACACTATTAACTATTATTATATCATTTCTAGCACCGATACAAGGATTGCTATTGTTAATGATAGCATTTGTATTTTTTGATACAATAACTGGTATATACGCATCAGTAAAATTAAAAGGACAAGAAAGTTTTAGGTCAGGAATACTTTTTAATATAGTACCTAAAATATTTATGTATTTAAGTACAATTATATTAGCATATGGTGTTGATATATTAATTATTAATGAGATATTTGGAATGAAATATATACTTGCTAAAATACTTTCTATAATTTTCATATATACTGAAATAAAAAGTATAGATGAGAATAGTATGAAATTAGGTAATAGAAGTTTCTGGACCGTATTAAAAGAAATTATAACAAGATTAAGATACCTTAAAAAGGATATAAATGGATTAAAGGAATAACCACTCTAAGGATAATATCTTTAGACCAACACCAACTCAAAAGGTTGGTGTTTCTTTTTTAACTAAATGATTTTTTATTTTTATTTAGGGCAAAGTTTCTTGAATACTTTCTCATCCATTCTTTTTCTTTATTTAATAAAAATCTTCTAAATAAAGTTTTTATATTTTCTTTTTTAACAGCAAATTCATTTTTGAAATTTGTAATACTTACATATTCTAAAATTGTAAAAGTCCATTCATTAGTATTCGTACTATTCCATAACTCAGACAATTCAGTTGAGCTATGAGTTTTCATTCTTATTTCATTATAATGAGATGCCCATCTGTTAAATATATCAACACTCATTCCAATATAATAAAAACCAGTTATATGTTCTATTTTATAGATACCAGCACATTTAATTCTAAACATAATCTTGTTTTTTTAATTTACTGATAAAATTCCACATATATATAAGTTGATCTTCTACTTTTAATCCATCAATTATAGTAGTTGGACCTGTGTAATATATTTCATATAAGTCAGCCAATCTAAGAGCGTTAACATAATCTATTAAAAATCTATTACGATATGTATAATCGATAAAATCATATAGTTTTTGTTTATTCTTCTCTCTTAGTGATACTAAATGTTTATCTTTCTTCTCTTTTCTTCTTGTGAAGTAATCTTTTATATTTTTATTTTTATTATAATAATTTTTACCATAACATTTTCTACAAAATCCTTTTGCTAAATGAGAAGACTTAGTAAAATCATCATTACATTTAATACAATTTATAAAATCCTTTCTTTTTACATACATATCCAAATTAAAATCTTTTATGTATATATTAAAATTATATAGCCGAAATGAAAAAACCTATCATTTCTGATAGGTCCTTTCTATTTAGAATCAAAACAAAGCTCTTATTATATAACTTTACTTTTATAAAGTTGTGTTTTTGTAATAGAGTGTAAATCTTTTAAGTATTTTATATCCTTTAATAATTCTTGATTAGAAATATCTTTATAGATATATTTTAATCTTAACATTTTTAATTCTTTTTTGTATATTGAACCATCAAAGTAGTTCTGAAGTTTATCAATTGTTGATATAACTTCTATTTTTAATTTTTCTTTCATATCTTTGCTTTGTTTTTATTATAAATTACTATCTAATAATTTAAGTATATTCATCCAATTCTGTTTAGTTTTAAAATATATTTCCATAGTACTAGCACCTGCTTTTTCTCTAAGTAAATAAATATCTAAACCATATAAATCTGTGTCATCTTTATAGGCATAATAACCTAAAAAATCTATTTGATTAAATGTGAA